CGTAGACAGAAATTTTACAGTTGGGCATGCCACTCCAGGAGGAGGTTTCGCCACTGTCTTGCAAATATCAACACGACGCACTGCCTATGCTCCGTGTTGCGATATGGTGTCTAACTGGAAATATTCAAAAGGATATTCTGCACCAGAATCCTCACCATGAGAGAGTGGCTGTTTGTCCTGACGCTCTCTCATGTCCTGGGGCTGGGAGGTTGGATCTCCAACGGTCGAGTAACCGTTCCTTGCAGTTTTGCACGCATTTGGAGCGTGCCACCTACTAATACAATCGATGTTCAAGCCGCTTCTTATTCTGCTTATTTTGTAATTTTTATTTATTTTGTGGCGTTGTATTTTATGTTATTTTACGTACCTAGTAACCCCGTCGGGACTATGGAAACCGCTAAACAAGAACATCAAAGGTGCCTGGTTTGGGAAGACGACGGCATGCGCTCTTCAGTTTTCCAACTGTTTTACCCTGGACCCGGTTTTCATAAACCGGGAAAAATTTCTCTACATGGCCCAACCGATAACACCTGCTATGTCTTCAGCTACAGTCATAGTTTTTCCCGCCAGGGTAGTGACACCCTGGGCAATGTCGAGACCAGCTTCCCAACAATCATACACGGAGTTTAGCCATGACAATCCTTCATCATCAGAAGCAGTCTCAACCACGGGTGGAAGGTTCTGAACTGTGTTGTTTACCGCTGCCTGAACCATGGGCATATGGGGACTGGGACTAGTAGCTACTGGCAAGGAAGATGTCGTTCCAAGAACTTTAGGAAGAACTTCCAAGTGGCTGATATATTCAAAATCGATGGGTGACGCTCCAATCGAGGCTGAACTTCCTTCATAGAACACCATGATTACATTCCAACCTTCAACGGTCCTGGCATTGGTAACCACTGACGTGTCGAAATCTTGTGCAGCAAGAGCACGATATTCTGTTGCTTCAGCTGAAGTATATTGGGCAGTGATAACTCTAGGATTCTCGATCAATGAAGTGACAGAAAACTTTGTGTAAGATGGCAAATTCTCCATAACGGACACGGCTGTCGGATACTGCCAAGAAGTGCTGTCATTTCCAAACACGTCTGGAACGACACAGACATGGACATTTCCACTCAACGCGGCACTGTTGAAGTTGAGCCGTGTAGTTAAACGGACACCAAACCCTACACACCTATAAGCTGAGAAATAGCCTTGCAAGGTTGAAGCATTTGTGACCGACTGGATGCCTGAATACCCACCAGGGAAGGTACATGTCGTCGCGGAAGCTGGGGTACCATAAACGTACGCTCCAGCGGGTGACGAACGAAAAACGGTGACAGTGCAACCAAAACTTGAATCTCCATTTGGCGTCAGGAGAGTTTTCGCGACATAAGTGGTTGAATCCGTGGTGGAATCGTCAAGCCACTTAGCCCCTTTCGCTTTTATATCGAAGGGGTTTGCGTTTGCCCACACAATTGGGGGTGCAGCACGCTTGCGTTGTACTTTACCCTTGCGTTTCCGCTTGGGTTTGGGCTTAGCCCCGCGAATAGTCATTCCTTTAACTGAATTGATCAAGTTGTGGACGGTACTATATGGAACGAGGGCGTTGCCATTAGAGAAAATTTTGGGGTTTTTAGGTTTACCCCCAACCTTTTTGAGCTTTTTCTGCATAGTATGGGATACCGTATGAAGATCCGGGACTGTACATCCCATCCACATGGACTGTGCGCCGTGCAGTCTCTTGGCATTCTGGATAGCACTCAAGAGAGTTTTGGGCATTAAGGATGGGACCCCATGGGTATTTTCTCGACTTGCCCAGGTCGTTTGGGGTCTAAACCCGCGAGTAGTTTATAGTCTGCCCAGACTACCCAACGTTTAGGGTACGCTGGAACCCTTCCCCATTAAAAACTGACCGATGGGGGGTTTGACGATTCGGCAAAATGCACAACATCTTTAGAATATGCTAGTGGATCGCAAAATTCCAAATCCCTAACTTTAAGGTACTCTTGCTCCAAGGCAATTTGTTCGTCAGGTGTGTATCCAAATGCAAGGAAAAACGAATAACGTGTCTCTGAGGTGATAGACATACGTCGATAAGTCAGGCCGCGGCTCAATACCTGCCGGCCCTGGTGTTTGTCAAAGAATCTACCGGGTTTGCTGCCTAGGGCGGATCTGTGAAAGCATGTGTAAAACTCTTGCAAGATAGGTATTCCAGAGGACATGGCTAAGCCACTCTCTGCCACACTGGCACACCACCTTCGATATTGTTTCTCCGTTTTCACCCGGAAAGTAAACAAATCTTTCAACCTACAAACTCGTGGGTCCCGAACCATAATCCATCCAGAGGGTCCTCGGACAGGTCGGGTTTGACAAAACTCCATTTCCTCAATGACATCGGTTGGCACTTCTACTGCCATGTTGTAGCCTAGGGACAAGCAATAGTCCGCAAAGCCGTCCTGGAACTTAGGTACGTCTTTACGATCCAATATTACACCCCAGTCGTCTCCATTGTTTTTGGGACTGGCTAAGAGTTCTTTCCTCATTATCCAGGACAACAATATACAGACGGTTATGATACAATTTCCGATGCCTGTGTTGTGCTCACCGCTACCACGCGAATCCATGATGTGTTGAAACACCAAATCTGCAGTACGAGCAACAACTTTACGAATCAGGAGGGGATCGAGTTGCATCTTCAACTCCTTCCGATATCCCGGAAAGAAGAAGTGATAAACAACATACTCAAGCTCCTCCCGTATGGCGACTCGTGTGTGCGCATCAAACCTATGCGCATCCCCACGAATATAGACAGGGTCACCATACATACCACATGTTTCCACAAAGTCTTCAGCGATCTCCACCGCATTCATACCCTTCATGATAACATTACTTCCAACAAATCTCTTGAACATCAAAATGGCATGGTGTTCAACTGGTTTCATAAAGACTCCTAATTTCAGGTTCACAAATGGTCCAGGATCAGTGATAACTCTAGCTACTGGTTCTTTCCTCAAACGGTCCGCAGGCTCAAGCTTAACAAATTGTTTCGGCTTGGGACGACGCAAGTACTCTAACTGTCGCTCAGCGATTGCATACCGGGCCCTCCGGGAAGGGTCACAGCTGTTGACGTATACATTTGTCGACATGGGTTCTATCGACGTGGCATAATGCTTTAGTCTTGCAAGCAAAGGTTTGAATGTTTCTTTCACACTCACTGTTGGAAGTGGGGGGTCGGCCCAACCATCCCCCTCCTTGACCTTCATGATTCTGTACGCGACACCTTGCATGAGGTTGTCGCCCGAATTGTGTGGGTACACTAACTCCCCTGGTGGGTAGAGGAGTGGTGTAAAGGTCAAGGGTACTACTGGCACTTCACCAGGTAGATGTTTTACGCGTACCCTGCGCGAAAGCAGGATATCGTGGGCTGATTGATCTTTGCCTATAGTTGTATTAAAATCAATCGTTCGTAAAACATCCACCTTAGCCTAATGGCTACTGGTCCCGCCCCTGGGGGGGCGAGACCAGAGGAACCAACCCCTCCATGTGCGAGGTGGTTCCTTCCATGTGACGGAGCGCTCATGGTGGGTGTTTGTGGTTTCCATACGGATCACCTTTCGGTATTCCTTGTCCACACAGAACACTCCCATTAAGACTGTGGGCATGATGAGAGCCTTATCAGCATCTCGAAGAGAAAGATCGTCCATTAATTGCAATGCCAATCGCTTGGCAGTCATTATATTGTGAGCGTTCTTCTCCTTCATCACGTACTTCATCTGGATATGGTGAATAACAGCAACCGATACCAACGTTCTGTCGGCTGCTGTTACCTTGATAGTTTTGGGACTTTCAAGATGATGGTTTTTAGTGCGCAGGAGCACTGGTTTACCATCCTTCCGCAATATTATGTCAGCGTTGGCTTCATGTTCCCTAATAGTGCAGGTTTGGGACCCTTTGGCCGAGGGTTCCTCGAAAGACTGGATGTCTTCCGACTTCAATTCTTCGGCGTCCTCACCGTCGTGAGGAGCCTCAATAATTGGCATGAGTTCATCGATACCTACGTCGTAACTGTCCATGGCCATGGCAATCGATCGCATCGAATTCTCGTCTGCTTCGTCCGTAAACTCACCGATCATCTTTCTCCAAATCGCACTGTAAACCACGTCACCGTTCCGTGGCCTAAACCATGTACTGAGTGAATAGTGGTCCTTCCTATGCGGTCCGTACTTGATAAGACCGAGGTTGGCCCTGAGCTCCCACACCGGGTCACGCTTAAAGTCTTCAATTTCTTGCAAAATGGAATACCCTGGCGCCACCAGTGGCCGATGGACTTGAGCCAAAGCTGGAGGA